AATTTTAAGTTATTCATCAATGACTTACGATGCCCCATAAATGCGCGTGCGTGTAAGCCCTTGTTACTGTTGATTAAATATTCTTGCATAGTCACCCTCGGTATAGGTAACAGCCCCGTGCTTGGCATACCATATATAGACACCGCGACCCTCAAACTGTGTCTTAATAACATGATGGTATTGGCATAGGCTTTGGAAATGATTAAGCCTGAAGCGTGTGGCATCCTGTCTGTGAGGGAACACATGGTCAATGTGTTCTGCCTGCACAACCTTACCATCTAATAGACAAGCGGCACATAGCGGGTCTTTGCTTAACTGTGCCTGCCTTTGCTTCTTCCAATACGATTGCCCGTATAACTTACTGTTCTGCTTTCCTTTTTCCGTTATGCCACCGCCATGCTTAACGCAAAAGGTTGACCGACCAGTCTTGGGGTTATGACACCCCAATTCTCTGCACAGTTTATTGAGGGGTGCTGTCGGCAACTGGTGCAACTTCTACAGGGGCAACATCAACAACTGCTTCATTGATAACTGATGATGGTGCAACAACATCATTCACAACCTTTGTATTCTTTGTGGTTGTTACTGGAAAATGTGTTGATAACAATGCCAATACAACAAAGTCGGCTGTGTCTATCTGTGTGCTTTTAAGCGCGTTGGCGATGTCTTTAGGGTCTAGGTTAATATATGTTGCGGCTTCCCTATCAATGTCACCATAGCTGGCTTTAAGCGTATCAACTGCTAATTGTAAATCAGGACTCATTTGTAATACTCCTATTTAAGAAAAGTAAGTTTATAGATAGTTGAATCAATCAACTGTTGGATTTCATCGGTAATGTTTTGCAATTCAGTATCATTGCCAACTATTGCGCGATTCTTAATAACATAGGCTGATATGTTAATTAATTCGGTTAAGGCATCATCCACAGGCGGATAATAAATATTTGGGTATTGCACAATGATTTGATTTTTGCCCTGATAGGCTTCTATTAAACTATCAATCAATTCCACAACTTCTTCATAGTATGTGCCTAATGCCATATGCTGTGAAAAACTGCGTGATTGTAAATGCAACAAATGCGTGTTGGTTGCGCTGTGCAATAGGTTTAAAAAGTATTCGCCAATGGATAATGGCGTTTCTTTGCTTTCCACTATATTAAATTTCTGTTTCATACTTCCCCCAATAAATTATTTATAAACTCTAGCAGGCTTTGTTCTGTTCCAAAGTTTTCCTCAAAGCCTCGTTTTCCTGCATGATATGCAACGCCATAACCACCAAGCCTGTGATGATTAGGGCATAAAGGAATCGTGTCTTTGCTTTTCTTCCCTGCTGATGCATTAAATCTAACATGATGAATTTCAGGCTGGCTGTAACCAAACCCTTGGCGTAAACATACAACGCAACCCCATTCAACCAGCTTTTCAAATCGTTGCTTTTCACTTTTGGTTGCCATTACTTGTTAATAATTGCTGAAAAATCAATCAAATCGTCATTATCAACAACATCATTCATATCAACCTTTGATTCATTTTGTTTTATTTTTATATAACATTGCTCTGAAATTTCCTCAAGCAATTCATAGCATTCCTCAATTCGCATTTGATAAACTGTGGCAATGCTTAACATACGATTTAAAAGCTTTGGGTCAATCACAGTCCAATCAGCATCATTAGCCAGCAACTTAATATCATCATTTAACATTTCGGCTTTTAATATTTGTTGCTCTAATTCATAAATTTTATCAAATGGCATTTTGTTCCCTTGCTGTTGTGTTGAATAATTGGTTTAAAATTACAAGCAAAACTAATCTTTTAGTATAGATTACAAACAAAAAATAAACTATTCATCATCTAAAAGTCTTTCAATCAATGCAATTTGCGCTGGCGGGGCTTCCGCAAGTTTATTAAATTCAGTTTCAATCCTATCCATTTGTGTATTGCATCCTAAAGCAAAGCCATCAGCAAAACAAACAAAAAGCATTGATACATCTTTATTAAAATAAAAATCATCATCGTTGGGATGGCGGGTTAAATTAAAGCCATGTTCAGTTGCCCACAACTCAAACTTATCGCGCACTTGTTCAAATAATGTCATTTGGTATTAACCTTTCAATTGCATCATGTAAATTAATTGGGGCTTTGGGTTTAACCCATTTACCCATATAACGATATTTAGTGACCAATGAAAGCCCAATATCAATTTCCACATCTATGCCGTCATCTTGATGCGATGTAAAAAAGACAATGGCATTTTTAGTTTCTGATTGCACAGCATCGCATAATCTTTCCAATGCCAATTCTTGACCACGCGGCATTTGCGCTTTGTTAAATTTTGTTTCAATAAATATAAACCATTTATCTTTGTATTCAATAAATCCATCAATGTCAGTTGGGGATATGCTACCAAATTGCAGGCTATTGAAATTTATAAATTTTTCCGCAAAATCTTGATTTTTAATCATCCCAACTCCATCCCAGTTGTGTCAACCAATATTCTATTTGGTTTTGATAGTCAGCCATTTGCGATGTGTCTAATTCTGTCGTGCTTTGTATGTATTCCACCAGCGTATTGCCTACATACTTGTGTTGCCTTAAAAACTTGTAACCCATCAACAAGTGCAATTCATCGGCAGTATATCCAAGGTATGTGCCGCCATGTCGCATCAAATCCCAATAACGCCTGTTTTGGTCAAGCGTGCGCTGGTCTTTATCCTTTGACTCTTGAATAATCACTTGCCAATTCTTTTGGCAATCCAATTCCATTATTAACTGAATCAAATTCTGCCGATTGGCTTCCGACAATTTCCAAATGCGCTTTTTTTGCATCATTTACATTCCCATAGTTTCCAAGCATTGTTTTTGGCAATTTCCATAATGTGTAAAGCCATGCGCCCTGAATGTATGACTTACTGATTGAATACCCTTTAGTTTTAATGGCGTATGAACCCCATTTATCCCATTTAGCCATTCTTTTCCTTTAATGCTTGTTTGTCAGGTACATAATCAAGCCATAAATCATCACCACATCTTTTACATATCAATACATAATCTTGCGCTGGTTGTTCTAGTGCTTCTTTAAATTCACTATCCCTAGCAATGCGTTCATCTATTGTTTCTTTCCAATCCCTTGTTAATGCTTCGTCTTTAGTCATTTTTCAAATCCCAAATCCGTTGTTTAATCTTTTGAGGAATAGGATGCTTGCCGCTTTCCCATTTAGCAACACAGTCCCGTGTTCTATCAACCAACAAAGCCAATTGCGTTTGCGTTAATTCAAGTTGATTGCGTAACTTCTTTAATTCATCGCCCGTCATATTTAACCACTCCTTTGTGTAATATTATATATGATATTGTATAAACAATGTTTAACTCCAACCCAATTGTTTTTTTATGCTTTCCAGCCTTTCATGGTTGCGCTGTTTATCCTCATCAGTCCATTTGCGCCCAATCTTAACGCTAAATGTTTTGGCTTCCTGTGCCTTACATAATTCAAGAATGTCGGCTGGTGTTGGCATACGCTTGTTGGCATCAACCCATGTGTCAAATGCTTTGCTTACAATGTGAAATTCAAAGCGTTGTAGTTTGTGCCACCAAATACGCAGTAACTCAATATCTAAATCTGGCTTATTAAACAATTGGGTTAATGCCTTCATCATTGCTTTGAATTGTGCTTTTTCAGAATCTGTCATATTAATCCCCACAAAAACATGAAATAGATTCTGAAGAAAACATATCAATTTGATTTTCTGAAAATGTCATCATCTTTTGATAACTAACAGAACCTTTCCTAAATGTTGCAATTCCTGTTTTTCCTTGTTCAATCATTTTATCTTGTTCCATTTTTTCCATTTTAATCCACCAAACCGCGCGTGATGGCTTGTCTTTAATTAATGAAGCCAAAATTTTATCGCCTTTAAGAAAACATAAATCACAATTAGATAATGTATTTAATCCAACTTTAGGCAACTTTAAATCAAAATTGTTTTTTGACCAAAATTCCCCAACATTTTGTTCTGTTATGCCATCACGCGCCAATGGACACATATCAATTCCAACTTTTGCTAATCTTCTAGGTTCATCAGCCCTTATGCCAACATAATGTGACCTATCATCAATATCAATATTAATGCTTTTAAGATAATTTCTAATAATTTTTACTTTTAATTCTTGAGTGCAAAAACGCATAAAAACATTTGGCAACATATTTTTATATTTTATTAATCTTTCAAAAGGTTCACCATTTCTACTTGCATTTTCATAATTAACAACATCAAATCCATTTTCAGATTTATGATTAAATTCAAGCCATGTTATTTTTACATTCCAATTACTTTCAACATCTTTAACAAATTTTAATGTTGCTTCATCTTCTTTACCTGTATTGGCAAAGCAAACAAAACAATCATTTGGAAGACCATTATTAGCATCTAATATTTTTCTCAACATAAATGCTGATGTTCTGCCACCACTAAAACTAATACAAGTTGGTTCTGTAATTAAATATGGATTCATTACCATAACTCCTCAACTGGCGGTTCATCTTTCCAACGACCCTGATTAAGATATGTGGCTGGGTTTGGTATATATTGCCCACCATTTTTTTGCCATTGTTCTGATTGCCGTTGCCATTGAAGCGCATTTAACACTTCGGTTATATTTGGCTTTAATTTATTCCAAGATTTTTTAGCGGCATCAGGTGCTGATTTTTTGGGATATGCTTTCCAAAACAAATTAAAATTATCATCAACAACAAGTGCGATTTCGCACGATGGTTTTTTATTGGTTGTTGGTTTATGGTTATTGTTTAATGGTTTATGGTTATTGTTTGGTTGAACATCCGTTGAACAGTCGTTAAAAGATTGTTTAATATTATCCTTTCTTTTAGCCGCACTTGCTTTACCAGCAATAGAAGCCTTTTCAATCTTTTCTTTATATTCTTGAATTTCTGCTATTGCACGAACATTAACCCAACCATCTTCTGTTTTGTTAAAAAACTCGTTTAACACTTGTTCAACATCCGCTAAACATTCGTTTAACAATAACAATCTTGCTACTTTTTCAATATCAAGCGGCAAAGGTTTTTCATGTAAATAATGCCAATCTAATAATCGTCTATAACAAACATCCTCAATTAAAGATAAATGCCTAGTGTGTGATTGATAATCTGCTATGTTAAATTGATAATAATGCATATTAAATATCCTTCTTACTAACTTGATATTCAATAAAATTATAAATTTCGCCAGTAGTAAAAAAATCACAATGCTCTTTTATAACATTACACAATTTTAAAACTTCAGAAGCACTAAATTTAAAAAATTCCCTTTGAGTATTTACTCTATTTTCGCTATAAATTTCATGCAATTTTCTTTCAAAATTTTGTGCATTTTCTACTTCACCATAACAAACCAATTGAAAATTAAAAGGCACAGATGTGTTAGATAATTCAGCCGCCCTTTGACTTGGTGCTTTGTCTGTAAATCCTATTTTAAAAAAATCAGGCATTGCTTCATTTGCCATTACATATACAAAACCATAATAAGCCATATCAAAACTCCAAAAAAAAACCGCTAACCTTAATTGTGCGAGAATTAAGATTAACGGCTTACTACAAATAGTAGTAGCAATTGAAACCCCTCGCACGGGTCATTGCTTCTACCACTTAAACAAAACAATAATATAAATCTATCTATTGTGCAAGTATTTATTTATTACCACCTGGGCTTCATCAAATGAATGGCATACGCAAGCCGAATAACCTTGCGCCTTTGCCTGTTCTAGAAAGTATTTCTGTTGGTCTGACACTTTACCCTTTGCCGCTTTCATTTCTATAAATAATCCATGACTGGTTGCATTGGGTGACATTAAAAATAAATCAGCCACGCCAGCCAACACGCCCTCATTTTTTAATTTGACGGCTGTGCCAATGTTACGCACTCCACCATTAGGAATGGCAAACATAATCAGCTTGGGATATTGCAGGCGAA